CTTCCGTGGGTTCAAATCCCACCTCTTCCGTTAAGAAACACAAACATTTAGAAACAATTAAATCTGTAAATAGTATCATACTGTTACACACTAAGAAAAATGCCATCTAATGACCAACAATTTTTGTCATTGGAAACAAGAACGTGTCCAAAATGTCAAGCAACCTGGATAAACGGACAGCATTATTGGTACACCGGTAAGACTGGAAATGAAATGGATCTTGCTGGATTAGTCTGTAATAATCATGGTGATGAAACCTGCATAAATCCTTGCAAAGGAGAAGAAGGTGGAGTAACATGGGAAGACAGAATGAAAACCTTGGTGAAGTTAGAAAATGAGTCACAGGATGGATGAAATCAAACCTGCTCATTACATCACGAAAGAAGAGTGTCAGGAGATGATTGATGATGCCATACGAAAACACAATCGTAATGCTTCAATTATTAGTTTCTGTGTTGGTTGGGTTGTTCTTGCACTTTTCTCTGAAGGTCTTCTTCGACTTATTGGAGTAATACCACCACTTTTCCCATGGCTACACATCACATTGAAGTAATTGGAATAGTTTTACTTTTAGTATTTGCTGCCACGATGTTTTATCAGGGAACCATGATATTACATCAAAAACAAGGTTATTCACAAAAATATATAAAGAGAGACCTTGAGAGAATGCGTCTAAGGGTCGAAGAGGTGATAAAAAATGCGAAAAATTAACTCACTGTTTTTAAATTTCACAGTTTCAATTATCGATTATCTTTACAGAGGGAGGGACTTTCAACGTTTTTGGGTGCTTGAGGAGATTGCAAGGGCACCCTATTTTGCATTTTTGAGTGTGTTACATTTACGTGAATCTTTAGGTTTGCGAGGTGCCTGGCACTTATACTTAATGAAGGAACACTTTGGACAGACAGTTAATGAGACAGAGCATTTGGAGTACATGGAAAGTCGGGGTGGTAATCGTTATTGGATTGATCGTTTTGTTGCCAGACACCTCGTACTCCTCTACTATTGGATCAATGTGGCTTATTATTGGGTGGCTCCTCGCTCTGCATACCATCTGTCATATGAAATAGAACTTCATGCTGCAGAAACTTATGAAAAGTATCTTAATACACACCCAAATGATGAAGATATTGCTAGAATTATGAATGATGAAATATTGCATTCTCAAGAACTACATAATGCAATAGCAATAATTTGCTAACATGAATAAAAAAACCAAGGACCTTCTCAATAGAGATAGTAAAAAAAATAAAAAGAAAGTAGAGAGGATCTCCAAACAACTTCATCCTCATGATGATGAACCTGACCCTACTGCTGACATGGGTAACTACAATTTTACTCAAATGCTTTTTGCTTTCTGCCTTGGTTTTGTTTCCATGTTTGTTCTATCAGTTAATGAAATAAATGAGTTTAAAGGATGCCCACTTCCAGAATATTTCAGAGAACCTAAATGAATCAATCGATCATTTTAATCGCATGTTTTCTTCCATTAGGTATTATCTACATAGTAATGAAATTTGCAGTTTGGATGTCTGCCGTCAATGCTGAAAAGGATTATGTCGGACAAGAATCTTTACGAAAACGAGGACCCTATGTGGCAGACGCATATGCAGACGTTGACGAGGAGGAAGAGGAATATGGAGATCGCACAGATTTTAAATGATGCCATATGTGAGTATTATTCTGATGAAGATCTTCCAGTCCCAGATTGGAAATTGAAAAAAGATCCACAATGGTGGATTGATTATCTTAAAGAATTAAACATTGACCCTAGAAACCCATGAAAGTAGGATTAATCGGATTAGGAAGGATGGGAGAAGGGATGTCCCGTCGAATGCTCAAAACAGGAATTGAAGTTTATGGATACAGAAGAAACATCACTAAGGCACAAGAAGCAGCAGCAAACGGGTATATTACTGCAGCTGCAGATTCTTTGGAAAGCCTTGTTCAAGTAGTACATGAACAGGAGGGTATGGTAGGCAAATGTCCAGGTATCTTTCAACTTGTCATCCCCGCAGAATTAGTAGAGGACACTATCAATGAGTTATTACCATTACTTGGCGACGGGGATATTATTATTGATCATGGCAATAGCAACTTTAAAGATTCTCGCAGGAGAGCAGAAAGGTTGGAAAAGCTTGGCATCCAATATATTGACTGCGGTACTAGTGGTGGAGTTTACGGTTTGGAGCGTGGATACTGTCTTATGGTTGGTGGTGCAAGTGGCGCAGTATCTGTCTGTGCTCCCATTTTCCGCGCACTCGCACCAGGGATTAGTGCTGCAACCCGCACAGACCCATACACTCACGCAACTAGTGCCGAATATGGATGGTTACACTGCGGTGGTCCAGGTGCAGGACATTTTGTCAAGATGGTTCACAATGGTGTAGAATATGGAATTATGCAAGCATATGCAGAGGGATTTAATATTCTTCAACATGCCGATCTTGGTAGTAAGTATGTAAGAGAAGGAGATGCTGAAGTTGCTCCAATGGAAAATCCAGCAGACTATCAGTATGATATTAACTGTGTTGAAGTGGCTGAGTTATGGCGTCGTGGTTCTGTGGTTGGTAGTTGGTTACTCGATCTTACCGCTGATGTTCTGCGGCATTATCCTAAACTTGACAAGTTCGATGGAGGAGTATCAGACTCTGGTGAGGGTCGTTGGACTCTTCACAGTGCTGTGGATCTCGGTGTTCCCACTCCTGTTATTAGTGCTGCCCTCTTTGAGAGATTTAACTCCCGAAGACTTGGAGAATATGGAAACAAAATCCTAAATGGAATGAGGTATATGTTTGGAGGACACCATGTTCGCTGATGTTTTATTCTGGATTGCAATACCCTTTGTGGTATCCACAATATATTTCGGGATACGAAAAGGTGAAAATAACTACTACGAGACAGACAAGTATGATGGAAACGGAACCGCTCACTAGACGCATCGTTATCTTCGGTGCGACTGGAGATCTATGTAAGAGAAAACTTATCCCAGCACTTTATGAGTTGTGGAAGAAAGAACTTCTTCCAAAGGAACTCTTGATTGTTGGTGCATCTCGTAGAGAGCATACTAAAGAGTCTTGGTTGGAACATCTTGGAGATTATCCAGAGGACTTTTGTCATTGGTTAGATTTTGTTTCTTGTGACCTTGATAATCCAGAAAGTCTGAATCATCTTCATGATGACAGTGCTGATACAACATACTTCTTATCTGTTCCACCAGAGAGATACGAAAATGCTATCATCAATCTTAAAGAGGGTGGGTTCCTTGATGACCCAGATCACTCCCGAGTGGTTATCGAGAAACCCTTTGGGCACGATCTTGAATCTGCTGATCATCTACAGTCTGTGGTGGGGAGATATTTACGCGAAAAGCAAGTTTATCGCATTGATCATTATCTTGGCAAAGATACTGTTAATAATATTCTTGCTACAAGGTTTGGTAACATTCTTCTGGAACCACTTTGGAATCGGGAGTACATAGAAGAGGTTCAGATCTTTGCAACTGAGACTATTGGTTGTGAAGGTCGATCTCAATACTATGATGGATCTGGTGTCGTAAGAGACATGTTGCAGAACCATATGCTTCAGGTTTTATCACTGATTGCTATGGAGGCACCATGCAGAATGGATGCAAAAGAAATTCGTAGAGAGAAAACAAAAGTTCTTTCTGCAACTAGATTGGGACACAAAACTATTTTTGGACAATATGCTACCTACCGTTCTGAAGAGGGTGTTGATCCTAACAGTGACACTCCTACCTATATCGCTGGTGATCTTTATATCGATAACTGGCGTTGGAAGGGAGTTCCTTTTTACTTTATGAGTGGCAAGAAAATGCCATATCAGTGCGTCGAAGTTATTATTAAACTCAAAGCACCACCTGTTGGATTGTTTGAAGGTGAAACTCCAGGTCGTATCGTTATGCGTTTACAACCACATGCACACCTTGATATTCAAATCGATGTTAAATCTCCAGGTATGGGTGAAAATGTTGAACTTGCAACACTCACACATCGTTACCCTGATTGGTTGGGTGTAGATGGTTATGAAAAACTTCTTTTTGATGCCTTAAATGCTGATCAGTCACACTTTGTTCACTCAGAAGAAGTGACTGAATCGTGGAGAATTGTTGATGACTTGTTATGTGTTGGTGATAAGTGTCCTATCAGAACAGTACCCTTTATCTACACAGGTGGGTGGGGTCCACAACACAAAACCGATCACATAACAAATTGGGATTATCCAGCATAACCTATGGACAAAGACGAAAAGAGGGAGTTCTACAAGGGACTCAGAGAAAGGATTAAACAACTTAGGATGGAACATCTTTTTGAAGAACCTTGCCCACTTTACGAAGAAGAAGATGACGATTAATAAAATAGCACACTTTACTACTTACGTTCTCAACAATCCATACACACGGCACCATTGACAGAGGGCATAAGTAGGGTTATAATAAACACAAACGGACTGGAATACATCCGTGCTCACGTCTCCGAGAGAAAAAAGAATCGGAAATCCAACCCGCGTGGGAGAGGGATGGGAACTCCCTTGGGCCCGTCAGTGTTATTCTGCAGGATATCACTGACGCATTTTTTTACGGGGTGTAGCTCAGTTTGGTAGAGCACCCGCTTTGGGAGCGGGCGGCCGTAGGTTCAAATCCTGTCACCCCGATTTGCATACATATTATAACCATGCACTTTTATTCCGTGGAATACTGGCAAAAGAATTGGAAAACTCTTATGGACAGAGTAGAGAAAGGAGAAACAATAGGTGTAGAAAATGATAACGGAGATAAAGCAGTGATGACACCAGCGGATGATGAAATCATACGCATCTATAGAGACCTCAATAATGAAGCATCTTGAGGGACTGTCGCCTAACGGTTAAGGCCCACTGCTTATAACGGTGTGACCTGGGTTCAACTCCCAGCAGTCCTACCTTAGGGGATTAGCAATCTGGTGAATGCAGCAAACTCATAATTTGCCTAAGGCGAGTTCGATCCTCGCATCCCCTATTGACGGATATCCGTCAAACACTTATAATACTAAGGTCAACACGCAATACAATGACACTGACTAGTAAGTTTAAAAAAGACATTCAAACCCTTCGTGGTGCTGTCAATGGTGATTTTTTTCTAGATGTGAAGAATCCGAAACTTCTCAAAAAGATCCGTCGTTATTATGAAAACAATGGAGTCGTCTTTTCTGGTGACCCTCTTGATGATTATGATATTCTGATGGAGCAAGTTGCCGTTGATCTTGAATCCGTGGAGGTAGTGTGAAAGTTCTTCTAGAACGTTTTCCGTATCGTTATGTCGAGTCTGGCACACTAGAAAATGGTATGCCAGACTATCGCATTCAAAAAGCACATCACTATACTAAACGATACAGTGATATGTATCTTCTTGATAATCAGATGCAACTTCTGACTGCGATTGATGACTTTGAGTACACCAAATGGTTAGA